CTTCGCCAGTTTCACAATTGTATTCTTTTATTTGTATTTTATTCATTATTTAACTCCATATACATAAGCTGTTCCTGATGTAAAACTTCCAGTGTTTAGTGTTAATGTTAATGAAGTTATGGCTGCAGCTGCCTTGAAAGGAACTGCAAAATACAAACCTCTAAAACTAGATGGAGTTGCATTATCATTAACAATGCTTGTGCAGTAATTAGGTTTCCAAGTTGAAGCACTAGAATAGTTTGGCATATATACATTTATAGATGCGTTTGATGTGCCGTTATCTGTATCTGGGCTAATTTGATTAGCGGTTGATGCCCAGGTGCTAGCAGAACCTACAGCCCAAGTGTCAGTGTAACTACCATTTCTATAACTTGAGCCAGTATCGCTGTTGTATTGTATAAATAAAGCAGCGCCGTCTGTACCTGGTCGGAAGTTTTCTATAATCAATCTTAGGTCTACGTAAGTTGTAGGTATAGAACTAATTGTAATTGATGAACCAGTAAGAGTAGTGCCACCAGTGTTAATTAAAGTCATTCCACCGCCACTTGCAGGTGAAGCCCAACTTGGGATACCTGCCGCCACTGTGAGGACTTGTCCAGTGCTTCCAATTCCGAGCCTAGCTGGAGTAGATCCGCTAGAAGAATAAATTGTGTCGCCAGTAGTAGTCATGGGATTTACCATGCCTGTAGTGTCTAAATTAGTCCAAGCGCTACCAGTGTAATAAGTGGTTACGTTTGTATCTTTTAAGTATGCGAAGTTACCTTCTTGCGGTGAGGTTACAGCTGCATCTCTAGCGGCGGCGCTAGCGAATACCCATATACCTTGCATTAAATAACCGTTAGTATCGCCGGCCGTTAATACTTCACCTGTGGCGAAAGTCTTAAAGCCTAGTGGTGTTGCCATTTTTCCTCCTTAGTAACTTAGTACGTTATTGTCTAAAGTGCCGTAAACAGAATTATTTAATATAAACGCATCTAATACTGGCTCTAAAGTAGTGAATGTAGTTTTGAAGCTATTCGGTGTTATTGTGTTAGCAACGCCGAAAATCTGTAGTGTTTTAGTTAGCGTGGATCCACCCGGTTGAGCAGTGCTAACAGTTATCGGATCGAAAAACTCTAGATCTAAAGCGGCGATTATGCCTGCATCATAATTAGGAGTATATAAATCTAAAGTAATAGCATCTACACGAATAGAAGTTTCGGCTCTACTAGCTACGTAGGCTTGGGCGTAATCTAGCGCTACGGCATCTGTCTGCATTAATAAATTATCTAAGAAGTAACTATGTAGGAAATACTTTTCAATACTTGCCGCATTTTGGGCTACTTGAGCCGTGCCACCTACTCGAGTGATGGTGGCTTTATTAAAGATTAATACATCGTTAAGAATCCACGCCGCATCGGAGTAGCGAATACCTGCGCCGGTGTCTGTAAATACTGTAGGTGTTGCGCCTATAGATCCAGCGGTAACGTTGCGATCTTGAAATACGAAAGAGCCCGACGCATCTACATATAACGCGCCGTATTCGCTATCTGTAACAGTTTGCATAGCGGCTAAAGAAGTACGGTTAGTGCCGGGATCTGCCTGCATCGTAGTTAATCCAGCATCTATATCGCGCATACTTGCAGGCCATGAGATTTGGTCTAAAATCTGATTAATACGAGTGCCAGATAAGTTACCGGCGGTGGCTCCAGTAACCGTACTGATCTGAGCATTTTGGGCTAATCTGAAAGCATCTACAGCTTGGATAGTCGTATAAGCGACATCGGCATCGGCTTCTTTAGGGTAAGTAGTTACATAAGAAGTAATAAATCCAGAGAAGATCGGATAGGTAACCCCTAAGAATGTAGCTGTTATCTGAACCTTTTTCATAGGAGTTAGTAACTCGTAATACGGTCCGGATACATTCTGTGGGTTGAAGTCGCCATTCTGATCTACTATCCGAAGGGTTAGCGTGCCTGTTTGGAATTGATCTGCTAAAGCATTACGACCGCGCCTGGTTTCGATCCTGTTAATCTGATCTGATACGTCCACGATTACAGCTGCCGAATCTGCTAATACGTTAGTACCTAGTATGCCTTGATCTAAGATCATCGCTTGCGCGAAAGCCGGACCAGTTGAGAAGTTAATAACTGCGTTTACTGTAGGCACGGCCATTAGTAGGCACCTGCCGGCACTGTCGAGCCGCCTTGTCGCTGAATAGTTAGGAAAGCATTTTGAACTACATCGACCATACGATCGCTATCGACCATACTTGTCGCATCTATATTCACAGTTACATTCGAACTTGCTAAATAACTTGGCATATCTCGACCAGTTTCACCGTAATAGGTGCCAGCTAGGGGATTTGTTTGAGTGAACTTAGAAGCTGAATCAAGAGCAGAGCCAGCGATATTAGGACCATTACCCGGACCGCTAGGAGCAGAAGTAGTTTTAGGCATTCCGAACTCCATGTTTATAGCTTCTATTTGTGCATTAATTCTATTTATTAAAGATCTAACCTGTATTAAAGCGAACTCGGTAATACTCTTACCAGCTGCGGCCGCTTGCTCGGCTAACTTCTTTAATGCTTCTGCCGCTTCCATCTCAGCTAATAACTTTTTAGCTTGGGCTTCATTATTGTCTAATATGGCTAATTGGGCTTTTAATCTTAATTTAGTTTCTTCATCTGTAGCTGCTAATAAAGCGGCTTGGATTCCAATACGCTCTAAATCAAACTTTTCTTTTAATTGATCTACAGCTGTTTTTCTCTTTAGTAAGTCATTTTCTTGCTTACGTAAAGCCACCGCGTTTTTAATTGCATACCATTCCTTCATTCGGATTTGTTCCATAGCTGTAGGAATACCGCCGTATCCGCCGACGTTCGCCTGAGTTTGTCCGGCTTTAGCCGCCGCACCTTTATTAGATAATCCTTTAACCGCTAAGCCTATTACTCCGCCTGTAAGTTGAAATTCTAGGAACTTGTTTAGAAAACTATCTTTATCTTTATTAATTCCAGCTAATTCTTTAGTTTGTGCAATTAAAATAGATAAGCCATATACGGCATTACCAATGTAAGTAGCAAAGTTTTCCATAGAATCGGCGGCACCTTGCACACCGTTTTCCCCTGAAAGTACTGAGATAGAATCTAGTAAATCCTTACCGATAGTTTCAGAAGCTCGAGCCGCCGCACCCTGTAACAAGTCCATCTTTCCAGCGTATGTATCTAAACGCGCTAGTGCCTGACCCTTAAACTTGTTTTCTAGCAACACCATTATCTTATTCATATCGCCAGTTTTTAAGGTGGCTTTATCAATACCAGCGCCTAATCTAGATAGCGCTGTAGTCTGGCCAGAGAATCCTTTAGCAAGTGCCGTACTTACTTCCTGAACAGATTTACCAGTAGCCGCGCTTATATCTAAAGCTAGAGTTAATCCTCTTTGGCTTTGAGTTAATGAACCTGTCGCAGTAATTAAAGTCTGTAACGCCGGGCGAAGATTATCATCGAGCACACCAGTACTTTTTTCTAGGCTGGCTATGTAGCGCTCTACCTCAGTAGTGGCAAAGCCGAAGCCCATATTCTGTAGCTGTACTGCTAAGGACTTAGCCGCCGCTTCATCTTTCATAAACGCATTAATGGCTGTTTTAGAAAACTTTAAGATTGCAGCTGCACCAAAGGTAACTGCGAAAGTCTTTGCTAATTTTTTAAGCGATTTATCAAAGGCCGAGATTTCCTTCTGGCCTTTTCTTAATCCTTTATTATCAAAGGTGCTAACTGCCGATACGAATATATTGGCCATTACGCGGCCTTCTTTAATGCTGTATCTTTGTTAAAACGTACTGCCACAGTATCGATAGCGTTTACCACAGCTGGTATAACTTTGTTTTTGGTTTCGTCCCAAGCGCGATATACCAAGCGGCCACGCTGTTTACCCTGGCCTCTCATGCTTCCTAACATTTCAGCTGCCGAATTAAATTGCGCTGGGGCGTTGGGGTTTAATGATCCATCACCTGCTGGCTTATTTAAGCGGCCTGCCCATTCAAAAATCATTCCGGGCGCTTTAGTGTTCGCTACGTAAAATGAAGCTCTAAATCCAGACATGTTACGTTTATTCTGACCAGCTGAGTAAATGATTCCATCTCTAGCCATCACATAGTCATAAGGTGGAAAGGCTCGATATTTCATGGTTTCGGTAGAAGCTGTTGCCTTACTCCAGCCGCTTAGTACCTCGCTCTGAGCTGGTAAGTATCCACGCGCTTTATTGCGAACTTCTAACATCGCAACCCTGATATTTTTAGTCATCTCTTTATTTAGCTTAGGATCTACTTCTCTTAAAGCCTTCTGGAGTTGTTTAACGCCTGATACGTTTACTGGCATCTTTAATCTCCTTAGCTTTATCTCGTAATACTTGAATAATTGCTTCAAGCATTTGTGGATCCATATCTATAAACTCTTTAGGCGGTATCCCTAATTCCACCGATAGCGCCGCTATCGTGTAGGTAATCGAATCCCGCTGTGTTATTTTTTTTCTTCGTCCAGTACTTCAACGCTTTCTAATTCGTCGATAAAGGCTGGTCCGAAGGTAGGTACAGTTACATTAGCTCTACGCAGACATTCCCAAGCTAGCCAGAAAATATCGCTTTGCTTTTCATTTTCGCGTAGAGCCTTTGATATGCCCATTCCTTTAGAGATCTCGAAAGCGTATTCAACACCCGGCGTAATTTTGTGCTCGGTTACTTCGCCGTTAGCCCTTGTTATCTTTAGCTTTGCCATTATGCTCCTTAGAATGTTCCTGTAGTAGTTTGTACTACTGTTGAATTACAGGTAAATGAAATCGAAGCACTATTAATGCTTGCTACATCACCTGAAATAGGTGTTAGGTTATTGATTAAAATCGATACTGTGTATAGCGGATTTGAAGCGCTTACAGCTGTACCTTTTACGGGAATTATTACCGCTGTTACTGTGGTGCCGTATGCGGCTTGCAGTGTTGGGGTAATTTGAGAAGCTGCAAAATCATTGAAAAAATCTAGAGATAGTGTGCTCGCCTCTAGCCCTTTTACATATCTATGAGCAGAGTCCCCAAGACTTGTGATCTCTAACTCGTCAAAATTTTGAGTAAGAGTTGCACTTGATACGTGGTCTGATATATCTACTGAGTTGATTTTTACGCCAACCAGCGAGTTAAGCATTACTGCCATGTTATTCCTCTTTCTCTGCGATTGGCGCAGACTTAGCTTTAGGTGTTTCTTTTATCTGTCCGGATCTGGCCAGAAAATTATTTTCATCGGGATCGTGTAGGTCTGCCATTGTTAGCTCCAAGTGGTTAGGGTTGAGATATTGATTGAGCAAGTTAATAGATCACCGCTTGCCGCATTTAAGATCGACGGAGCAGATACGCTAGTAACAGTTAGTGCCAGAGTAGAAGCCGATATCTTGTTAAACACGGCTACTAAAAATGTTTCAATACTTGCTAGGTTGCCTTGATTATCGAACGCGGGTACAGCGATTAAAATCTGAAATGAGGCGAGTGGTGCGATAGTTGCGTTATCGTTATTAGTCGGCGTTACATAAGGATCCGCCGGGATTATAGATACGCTGTTAGCTAATAATGTTGGAGCTGGGAATGCGAATGTGCTCCAGACACCGGCATTAGCTAGATCTGTAGCTAGCGTGCCTCTTAAAGTTGTTATCGCGGCTGGCATATCAGCCTATAAGTGCAAGGGGATTAGCGTACGGTTGGATTAATCCACGTACTCGGTTAATTAATTGATAACCCATTCGATAAGGCGAAGGTGAATAACCGTCCATACCGTTACCGCCTGTTTGAGAAACCTGCCGGGCCTGCCATATATCTACTGCGATAATCATCGCGGCCTGACGGATAGCCGGAGTATTCGCATAGCTGGCTGTTTTGTGATCGGGCCCGGTGCACGTGCCATACGGCATTACTCGATGGAAAGGGTCATCGGCCGCCGTTTTAGCATATTGAATAAAGCTATATCCGCTTGGATAAGTTTGATAAGCCCAATTCCACCAGATCGCAGGTAGTAAATTGGCTGTGCCAGTTGAGAAGGGGATAGTGCCGGTTAAAGTATAAGTGCCATTATAGGTAGCACCGCTCGCGGTTATAGTTACAGATTGACCAGTTACGAATATACCGGGATTAGCTAGCATTACAGTAGCGACGTTATTAGATATAGAAGTGGCTACTACCGGAGCACTGTTAAACCATAGATATTGATTTAATAAATCTTGCGACGTTTGGCACACTTCTTCTACGGTTGCATCGGAGTAGAGCGTACCTATCCCAAGATCGGCGCGTAACTCAGCGACCGTTACATACGTTGCGGCCATATCTCTACTCCTTTGCTAATAGCTCTCTAGGGCTAAGGGCTACTAAGCCCTAGAGATTTTTACGGTTTTATTAGGTTAAGTTGAATGTACGTACGCCGCGAGTCATTGTTACTAGCGGTGCCATAAATCCATAAATTGCAACCTGTACCTGAAGATTTGAAACTACATTAACGCTCATGTAAGCCGTTGGGGATTCAAAAATTGTTACGGCTTCTGGCACGATAATGAAAGCGGATCCATCGATAGTAGTAGAAGGTAGATCTACATCTACAGAGAAGTTAAGGCCTAGTACGTTGCCCTTAATTCCTGTAGGAGCGACTAAGCCGCCAGCGTTCATTGGATACTGAGCATTAAAAATTGGTCGCCCAGTACTGTCCACAGCTCCGAGCAGAGTGCTCCAGTGTGAAGTACCGCCTACATAATTCTGTGCAAAGTATGAAGTACCTGTGTATGCCGCTACCGGCTCAGTTGAAGCGTATGAGATTAATCCTGCCGCTGTTGCAGCTGTAGTAGCCGCATTAGTGGAGTTAGCTGTTAGGTAAGTAATTACAGCTTGGTTAGTGGATTTTAGATACGCTCTCTGTAATTGCAGTGTGAGCTGGTCATAAAACGCAGGCCCCGATCTTTCTATGAGCTCTATTGACATTGTATTCATGCCAGCGTATTTGGCCACTGTTGCGGTCATGAACTCAGTTACCATGCCGGTATTTTGTACTGCACCGGCTTCGGCTTCTACAGTTACTACAGGTGCTACACCATTTCCGCCACCGGCAGAAGTTACGAGTGTAGGCACGATTACGTTCATACCTTCGGACGGTAAAGCCGCCTTAGTACATGCGTCGATTGTGCTACGTCCGAAGTTTGTATTAGAAACTACGTTGCGTAGATATTGGTTAGGAGAAAACGCTGGGTTAGTAGTAAAGCTATCGTCTGCGGCTTGAACCCATAATCTAGATTCATCGTTACCTAGTGATGCCTTAATTTTGTGCTCTGTGTAGCGGCCCATTGAAGTAATGCCGTGTCTTACAGTTTGTGAATTATATGGAGCTGTAATTATTGGGCGTGCGGCTTCTACAGTTGGAGTAGTAGCTTCTGCCGGTGTATCTGTTGGCTCTGGAGCTTTTACGTCCAAGATAGCCTCACTTTCGGTAGTTGGTTGGGTTGGTACT